GTATAGCTAACGAAAGTTTATCTGGGGGCACAGGCGGGATAACTCTTGAAGACGTGGCGAAGATATATAATTCTGGGGCTTTAGACCAGACTGGAGTGAAATGGTTTGACAATATGATGAATGGGATTAAGGATTTTACTATAAAAATAGACAGGAATAGCAACAAGGCCCTGCAGGTGGGAAAAGCTGTGATGGATAAATACGATCAGGCTATGGGAATTTTCCGTGTAGCAAAAGTTGGAGCGTCTCCAACATCATGGTTAAACGCCGTTGTAGGGAACATGCTGATGACTCATATGGCTACTGGTAGCATAAGTCCTAGATTTTTGGGACGGCTTCAACAAATGTTTGATGTTTATAGAAACAAACCTGGCAGCGCCGCCTTGCTAGACAGCATACTTATGGATGCCGGTGGAGAGGGAGATGTTTTGCGTCGTGGAATATATGAGAATGCCACCGCTGCTCGTAACACATTCGGAGATATACGTGAGATAGGAAATCCAATTACAGGGAGTAAGGGTGCTTCTTACTACACATCAGAGAGAATATTGCGTCATGGTATAGATGCTGGAGTCATCCCAGCGAGCATGACAGCAGAAGAAATTTCTCCAAAGGTGCAAGATGCAATGGCGGATGTCATGAAATTTAGGGATGCTGAATTGGCTAAGGTTTCTACTGGGATACAAGCTGGTACAGCTCCAACAAGAAAACTATTGGCCGGAGGAGATTGGAGTAAGATAGCTAGATCGGATATAGGTTCTGATATGATATCTCAGGAAATGTTCAGCTCTGGTGCTACTACTAAAATGTTCGATCATATAGCTGAACAGGCTAAGGCTAATCCAGGAAACGTAGCTTGGAAGTTGCTAGATTTTACTTTTAATAAAATGTCATCTGGGTATGCGTCTATAGACCAAACATATAAAATGGCTACGTTTTTGAGTGCGACTGTTGATGGTTACACTTTGAATGAATTAAGATCTTTAAGAAATTTAGTTGATATAAATCCAGAAGAGTTAACAAAATATGCTAGTAAGGGACAATATTATTATAGATTGTCACCCAAGACGGCTATAGAGTTGGCCAACGTAATGTATCTTAATTACAGTGCAATGCCTGCGGCTATTCGTGTGATGAGAAACTTCCCGTTGCTAGGTTCTCCGTTTATTTCTTTTATGTATGGAATGGCCCTAAAGACTGGGCAGACTTTAGCGTATAATCCTTCTGCTTTTAATAAAGTTACTTTTGCATTGAATGATTTTGGGGGTACAAAAACCCCTCTCGAGAAAAAAGCGCTTAATACTAGTTTCTATTCTTACCTTAATCAACCTGGTATGTTTAGGATGCCTTTTTTTGATAAAGCTCCAATATATTTGAATATGACTAATCTGATTCCTTATTACTCCATGAACATGTTTAACCCAACGCAGACGACTTCTGGTGGAACGGTACGTGAACAATTGGTAAGGGCAGTCCAGCAATCCCCAATATTGAAGGATCCGGTTGGAAGCACATTATTCGATTATTTGATACAGCCGTTAATTCTTGGAGAAGCCATAAGACCTCAAGGTCAATTTGGTCAACCGTTGTATCCTGTAGATGCCAATGCCTGGCAGAAGGCGGCCTATGGCGTACGAACAATGGGAGAGGCTTACGTTCCAAACGTTGCTGCTTATGCTGGGTTACTAACACCTCAGGCAATGTCAGATTATATTCCAAGTTATAGATGGAGACAGATATCCCAGGCTATGGTAGGGAAAAACCAACTTGGTATTTCTAGCAAAGAACCAGCCATTTCTCGAACGGTTAGAACGTTATTGAATGCTTCTGGTGTACCAGTTCAGGCGCCAGTTAATACTTCGTTTACTCAGGGGACCGGTGCTACAAATCCTTAATTTAGTATTATGTTATTATTAAATAAAATAAATATATGCCAATAAATCCAATGGTTCCAGGGGGTCCAATGCCAGCGATGCCGGAAGTACCTCCACAAGATCCATCTCAAGCAGTTCCGACAGACCCAACTCAGATTCCGTCAGAAGATCCAACGCAAGTTGCTCCAGAGGGCGGAGACCAACCAATTTCAGAACAACAAAGACAGACTTTGCTTGATATGATAAACGAAATTCGTGTAAAACTAGGAAAGTTTCACGCCACTAGTTTTGCATCTAAAAATAAAATAGAGGCAGTCAGGAGTAGCATTTTAAAACAGGTTTTTGAAAAATTACAATTAGCAGGAGTCGATTTGACAGATAAAGATTCTGTAGCGGCCTTTTTGGCAAAACTACAACAGACTAATCCGGAACTTGCTACTAATTTTGAACAAGCAATGAACGTTCTCTTGGGAGGTGAAGGGATGCAGGGCGCTCCTCAAGATCCAACTCAGTCAATGGATCTTGGAATACCGCCACAAAATAATATGAATAATGAAAATCAAAATGGACAACCAGAACAAACCGCTCAAGCGATACCCCAGGGTTAGCGAGCACGCTGCCAAACAACTTAGTCAGAATATTATAAACAAACTAGGATCCTCTTATGGAACACTGGATGAAACGGTGGCGGTTTATCGTCTCTTTTTAAGAGAGTCGTTTTTTTCTGTTTTTAATATTATTGTAAAATATGTTTGGTTGGATCAACACCTTACATATGATGGAGCGAGAAAAAAGCGTGGAGGTAACGGCATAAATCCTGATATGGCTTTTTCATATTTTGTGAACGACTTAGTTGGAATAAATCCTAGGATATTAACTGGTTCTAGTTTGTTTTATTGTATAATTCCCTATTTGAAGGATTTTTTTCCTAATTTTTCTGATCATGATCCATTCTTAGAACCTGAGTATTTTAAATATCCATATTTTCACGTTACATTGGATTTTCTATATGTTGTTTATGGTCATGATGATAGAATCGCAATGTTAAATCATGCTGAAGAAAAAAAAATGAATATAAGGGAATTTATAGATTGGGTATTAAATTATATCCAATGGGAAAATTCTGAGGCAGGAAAAGATATATACTTGGTTAAGAGAGACAGAGATAATTTTTTACCAGCAGTTTTTAAAAAATAAAGAAACAAAATGGAAGAAAAAAAGATAAAACTTAGACCGGTGGTGTACACCACAAATTATTTTAAGAGGGGATATCAAAATACTTCTCAGCAGATGTTTTTATTGAGGGCATTACAGATAACTCAGGATCCAGATAAACTTAGAAAAATGATTCACGTCAAAACTGTTGCTGAGGTTTACAGAACTCTTGATAAGTTGATAATGAGAAAAGAATATCATGAGGCTTTGAACAGACTCGGTATTTCTTTTGATTATATAGCTGGAGGTATAAAGGGGATAGCAGACACGGGGCATAAAGATGCTGATAGGTTGAACGCTCTTAAGACGCTTTTGAAGTCGGTTGGTATGGAAAATTATGACGAGAAAGATGGTGGATCTTCTGGAACGTGGGAGGAGGAATTGTTAAAAGTTGTTGAGGCTAGCAAAGAGAAGCCTGGGGACACTCCAGTTATCGAACTTCAAAAATATGATGTTAAGCAACCCATTATTCCAGAATCAGTTAGAAAATCTAAGGAAGATGAAGAGGAAATTACTTCATCTATTTATGAAAAGAAATAAAATATATGAAAACACCCGTTTCTATAGAAAAACTTCTAGATCCGAAGTTCTATCTTGAGAGCTTTACAAAACTAAAAGGTAAAACTCCTGGGTTGATTCCATTTATATTAAACGAAGCTCAGAAAGATCTTTTTAATGCCCTGAATACACATTCTAGGGTTATTATTTTAAAAGCTAGACAGATGGGATTTTCTACGGCTGTTACTGGATATTTGTATCATAAAACAATTACAACGCCAGGTACAAATACCGCTTTGATTGGTTATAACTCTGACCTTACGTCGGAACTTTTAGATAAGGTTAAAACCTTTTATAGAACAACTCCGGCCGCCATAAGACCTAAAATACAATACAATTCTAAATACGAAATATCTTTTCCAGCGATTGATTCTAAGATTATTGTTTTGCCATCATCCGAGAATGTGGGTAGGGGGTATACATTACATAATGTTCTTTTGACGGAGTTAGCCTTTTGGGAAAAGGCGGAAGAAAAAATGCTAGCAATCGAAAACTCTGTACCTCAAGATGGGAAGATTATAATTGAGTCTACTCCAAATGCCATGGGCAACTTATACCATCGTATGTGGATGGCTGACAACGGTTATTGTAAAAAAGAATACGGGTGGTGGTGGCATTATACTGAAGCGGAGATAGAAATTATAAGGAAGCGTATCAATAATCCTATGCGTTTTGCGCAGGAATATGGATTGGAATTCCTTTCTTCTGGTAGACCGGTGTTCCCGCCAGAACTTATAAAGAGGTTGCGAAGGGGAATAATGAAGGTTGGAGAACATGTAAAAGACAGGGATGGTTTTGAGTCTACGGTGAAGATAGATGAAGATGGGGTAACTATATATTACCCACCACGTCCAGATAGAAATTATATTGTGGGTTCTGACGTTGCAGAGGGAGTGACCGGCGGAGATTATTCTGTATTTTCTATCTTTGATCGTGAGACTGGGGATGAGGTTGCCTTTTGGAGGGGATACATGGCGCCAGATAGATTTGGAAATTTGC